TAAGCATCTTTTCGTGCCTCCGGAAATGAAGTATGAATCTCCAGGATTTATGCGAGATCAGGCCAGGGCGCTGCTGCGTGCTCAGGAGGATATTCCGGAGGATGCTTTCTGTATTGGGATGAATTTTCATAATAAGGACGCTGAGCGTAAGGCGGCCTGGGAGCAGATGAGTGCTTTTGCTCTTTTTCACAGCAAGCATCCGGATTCTCTTCTGTTTTTGCATACCATGCCGCATCCGGTGATGAGCGGTACTGACCTGATTGGCATGGCTGATTTTCTCGGGATCGGCAAGGTGTGCCGCTGGGCAGATCCGTACAGTCTCCTGTCTGGTGATTACACGGAAGAGGATATGGCTAAGTGGTATGCCAGGCTGGATCTTTACAGTGGGGCTGCCCGTGGTGGCGGGTTTGAGATTCCGCTGATTGAGGCTGCGGCGTGCGGCGTGCCTTCGGTGACGACAGACTGTTCTGCCATGACAGAAAATGCCGGGCCTGGCTGGCTGGTTGGCGGGCAGCCTGTCTGGAATCGAGGGCACAGGGCGACGTGGATCACGCCGGATATCGGAGAGCTGGCGGAGGCATATACGGAGGCGTATGATGGCGGGGCTGTCGAGCGGTCAGATGCTGCTCGTGCATTTGGCAGGCAGTTTGATGCTGATGTAGTATTTGAGAAGTACTGGGTGCCAATTATGGAAGACCTGAGTACTCGTCTGGGTGATGGCATGTCACTGGATACAGCGCAGAATGGGGAATGGGAGCAAGTCAAGTGAGAATCGGGTGGCTTGGTCTCGGGCGTCTTGGTCTTCCTTGTGCCCTGGTGCTGGCACAGCATCATGATGTTTTTGGCTATGATGTCAGTGAGAGGCCCTGGGATATCCTGGCTGGCACGATTGCGCCGATGCGTGAAGAGGGTATCGAGAAACTGCTGGCTGACGGGCAGCATCGGATACAGCGATGTGGTGGTATAACTGGTGTTGTGCAGCAGTCAGACATCATCTTTGTTGCCGTGCAGACTCCGCATTCGCCGGAGTTCGGCGGGGAGAAGCCGATGATTTCTGATGAGTGTGCTGACTTCGAGTACTCGTTCCTGGTGCAGGCATGCAGGGATGTGGCTCGTGCTGCCGATCATCAGTATAAGCATGTTACCCTGGTTGTGGTGTCCACTGTGCTGCCTGGTACTACTGACAGGCTGATCCGGCCTGTGCTGAATAGTTTTGTGAGCCTGATTTACAGTCCGCAGTTTATTGCTATGGGAACTACTATTGCTGATTTTATTAATCCTGAGTTTGTTATTTGTGGGTGTGATATCAGCTCTGCTCCTGTGAGTATTCTGTCTGATGTGTTTGTTCCGGTTCACGGGGCTGACAAGAGATTTTGCTGTGATATTGTGACGGCCGAGTCTATTAAAATGCTGTATAATTCTTACGTTTCGATGAAAATTGTATGGGCTAATCATGTTATGGAAATGTGTCATAAGCTTGGCTCGAACTGTGATGCTGTGGTGGATGCCCTGTCACTGGCTACTGACCGGGTGATTTCTCTTAAGTACATGCGCGGAGGCATGGGAGACGGAGGCGCGTGCCATCCGCGTGACCTAGTTGCCTTGTCCTGGCTGGAGGATCAGTTGGATATGTCTGCTCCGCTGTTCTGGAGTACTGTCAGTGCGCGGGAGTGGCAGACTGAGTGGCTGGCTGATATAGTGCGTCATTATGCTTCGCTGACGGGCTTGCAAGTGGTTATCTTTGGCATGGCGTATAAGCCTGGATCTGATCTGACAGATGGTTCGTCGGCGCTGCTGCTGGCTGAGTACCTTAAGGATTTGCAGCCCGAGCAGTATGATCCGTATGTTCCACAGTCGGTGCAGCATCTTCAGGGCGCTAATATGCAGCCCTGGGTGTACGTGATTGCTACTAAGCATCCGGAGTTCGGGACTCACAGGTTCTGGCCTGGGTCGGTTGTCGTTGATCCGTTCGGGTACATTCAGGATCAGGAAGACGTGACGGTGATCAGGATTGGTCGGCATTAGATGATATCTGTTCTGCTCCCTACGCGCGGCCGGCCAGAGGCTCTTGCTGACAGTATTGATAGTCTGCTGGATAATGCCAGTAATCAGGCTGAGGTGGAGATCTTGCTGGCTGTTGATCCTGATGAGTCAGGCGCTTATGCTTTGCATGATTTTTCGCCGGGAGTGCATACCTGGGTGGCTCCTCAGCGGTTTGGGTATGCCCGGCTGCATGAGTACATTAATTTCCTGGCTAGTAAGGCTCAGGGAGAATGGCTGATGCTGTGGAATGATGATGCTAGGATGCAGACGCCAGGCTGGGATAAGATTATCTGCTCGCATGCTGCTGATAGTCTTCCGCAGGAGGTGCTCTGGCCTCTTGTTAATCATGATGCTGGAGGGAATTTGTTTCCTGTCTGGCCTAAGTGGTGGGCAGATGTTATGGGGTATGTCAGCCTGTCTCCTAATAATGATGTGTGGGTATCGGAGATCGGCCGTCGCCTGGGTGTGGAGGCTCGTGTTCCTGTTCAGGTTTTCCATGACCGGGCTGATATTACGGGCGGGCATAACGATCAGACGTTCGCTGAGGGGCGCGCTCTCATGATGCGGGGTAACGACTCTGCGTATGACAGTCAGGTTAACCGGGTTGAGCGGAGTCGTGCGGTCAGGATTATTCGTAGTAGGATGACTGCTGAGCGACAGTCCAGATAGGGGTTCCTGTGGTGTACCGGCCAGATAGCCTGACTCATGAGCGTTACCCTGGTTGTACTGACTCGGCATGGTGCCTGACGTGCAGGGCTGATTGTTCTGAGTCTTTCCCGTGCAAGTGCTGTCAGTCGGAGACGACGATAGTGGATATTTCTGCTGAGCCTCAGGCTAAGGTCAGGTTTGTTTCTGATGGTGATGCTGGGTTCTCTGGTGAGGCTAATGGCTAGAGTTGTTCCTTCTGCTACTGTTCCGGTAAGACGTAAGTCTGCTGCCGGCAAGGACCTGATTTTCAGTCAGAGGCCGCAGAATTTCTCTCCTGAGGAATACAGGATGTGGGATGCTCTGGTTACTGATATGCGCAGGGAGTCTCAGGCTCTGCCCATGAACACGATGATGCTGCTGCTGATTGAGCGTGTGGCTACCATGTATGTCATGGTACGGACGCAGGAGGCAGGCTCTAAGAAAGCTGACTGGGATCAGCTGCGCAGTATGCAGAAGCTGTTTCTTAATTTTGTGACAGAGTTTTCCACTCAGCTTCACAAGAATAGCCAGACTCCTGAGCAGAGGTTTATGTCCTCTTTTAAGGCGGCGCTTAATACTGCTATCAGGAAGGCTGGTCCTGATGCTACGGTGCGTGAGCTGATGCCCATCCTTGTTGCGGAGCTGCAGGAGTTCAATGTATGATTTCCTCTCCCCGATATTATTTGCGTGGCTGAGTCATCGTTGGACAGGCTGCTGTACTTGGCTGATGCCAGTCAGCTAGAGCCTGCTGCGCTCGGTGAGGTGGACAAGGATGATGATGAGGTTCATGATCATCTGATGCATGAGTGTTCTTGGTATGCGACCATCTGTGATGGGGAGAATCCTGATGATGATTGTCCTTGCGGGCCGTCGCATGATGATGGTGGGACTCTGGTTAAGTTCACTCCGCGTACTCCTGAGGCTTCTACTGTGGATAAGCCGACTGTGCCTCCTGGTGGCCCAGGATTGTTTCATGTTAAAGGATTGCATCTTCCACCGTATTTTCAGCATCTATATTCGCATCTTGTTGCTCGGTATGGAAAGCAGGGCGCTTACAGAGTTGCTGTGGGAGTGGTCAAGAAATGGGCAGCCGGCGTTAATCCTGGTGGCTGGAAGACCAAGAGCGGTAAGGGCAAGCGAACTCATCCTGATGTGCGGGCTGCCGCGGCGAAGAACGTGGCGCAGTGGGAGGCTGACAAGGCTAAGGCTCATGCGCAGTCGGCGAAACACGCTTCTGGTCACGTGAAGGCAGCTGCTCCGCAGCCTGGCCGTATGGAGGGAGGGGCGAAGGCCGGGAGTATCCTGCCGTTGCCGCCTCCGCCTAAGAAGACGGCAGCAATGATGGTGGCACACAGGGTCAAGGACATGCAGGAGAGCCTGGCGCATGCTATCGAGCGCATGGATGCGGCACGGAAGAGCAAGGATCCTGTGCTGCGGGTGTATGAGTCTATTCATATTCGCAATCATCTGACCAGGACGATTGGCAGTGGGCACATGCTAGCTGATAACTTGCGGCGTAATTACCCGGCAGAAGGCCGTGAGCTGGATGCTACGGTGAAGACTCTCGGGCTGGCCAAGGCGCTGACTCCGGCTCTGAAGGCAGCTACTACGGCTCATCTGCTGGAGACAGTGCTGAATGAGTGTGTGCATGCTTCCCGTCATGCTCAGTTTCTTGGTAAGGCTGATCCGCGTAATCAGTGGGAGTTCAATGCTGAGCACACTGACAGGCACCTGAAGAGTGCACTGGTGCATGCCTGCAAGTTGCATGATCATATTATGGACAATTACCCTGCTGAGGCTAAGTTGCTGGCTGAATTGCATGATCTGGCGGCTGGCAAGGAGGTCAGGGCGGCTGCTCCTGCTGCGTGGGCTACGATTAGTGCGCCAGGTGCTGGCAGGCCACAGCAGGCTGCTTCGTCGCCTTTGCCTAAGGTGGACTTGCCTGTTCCTAAGGAGATACGTCAGTTTGCCAGTAAGATAAGTAAAATGACAGATGACCAGGATCATCATCTGGTGGCGGCACAGATGCATCTTGAGTCAGCTGCTGAGAAGATGGCAACTAATCCGATTAGTGCTCTGGCTAGCTTGCGTTCTGCTCAGACGGCTATTCAGCAGGCTTGGCGCTACAGGGCGCAGCAGGCAGGACCGCATGTTGCCTATGTGTTCAGTGTTAATGCGTCTCCGGCTGAGCAGGCAAGTCAGCAGCAGGTGCAGGCGAAGGAGCGGGCACGCATCGGGGAGATGCGAGAGGCTGTGTCTAAGATAGCTGTGTTCATTGGCAGGGTTCGCAGGTCTTACTTTGGTCAGATGGGTATGGTTACTGAAGGCGGGGGCCTTGCAGGCTACCCGAACGCGTCGCAGTTGAAATGAGGGATGAGAATGTCAGCTCTTGCTAAGGTTTTGCGGTTGTCTGGGGAGACTAAGGATTCTGAGCCTGACAATATTAGGTCACTGATGCAGGCTATTTCTCTGACCCTGACGACAGCATGTGAGTCGCCTGACCCGTGCGAGGCTGCCAGGATGACGTTTGCAGCTCGTGAGCTGTCGGCGGAGCTGTCAGGGCTGCTTTACCCGGACGGTATGGATGATGGTTCTGCCGAGACCAGGATAGCTGCTGCCGTTCCAGTGTATGCTGGCGAGACGATCAGTGCATCGACTGGGGATGTTGAGTACATGCAGCTGGCTGTTCTTACCCAGGCGCAGCGTGACCGGTATGCGACGACCGGTGTGGCCCTGGCGGGAGGGGCGTACCCGATTCCGGATAAGGGGCACCTGAGTGCGGCAATTGCCCGGTACAAGCAGGGTGCACATGCGGGTCATTCGGCTAGCTCGATCAAGAGTCATATCCTCAAGCGAGCGAAGGCTCTTGGCGTGAGTGTGAGTCTCAGTGCGATGGAGGATCTTGCCTGTGGTCAGGGAACGATTTTCCTGGCAGCTGCTCCGCCTGGTGATATCCCTATGCATCATGCTCCGTTCACTGGTTCTCATGAGCACGCTCATTCGGTGACTATGACGCACGGGCATGCACATTCCCATCAGGGAGACAATATGCATGGCGGGCAGGGTCATGGTAACAATGCGTCAGGGCAGAAGTCGTGGGCTGCTAAGGGTCAGTCATCACGGCCTGATTACTGATGCCTGAGATAGCTGACCTTTTCGGCTCCTGGGACTGGTCTGAGCCGGAAGTCAAGAGTCAGTCTTCGGCGGTGCAGTGGCTGGAAGAACCTGTTCCGCTTGACGTGTTCATTGGTGACCTGCGGTACCTGAAGAATCCTCCGCTGTCTGATGAGCAGTTCGCGGCAGTACGATACGCTGAGCGTATTTTTTTCTCTGCAACTTATGAAGAGCTTGCAGCTAGCAGCGACCCGGCTATCCGGGAGTACTGGGGGGTGCCCCATCGCATGGTCAATTTTCTGACTTTGCAATGGGGCAAATTAGGCGGGGGTAAAGACCATACGTGCCGTGTTATGTCCATGCGGGTGGCATACCTTCTGTTGTGCTTGCCGTCGCCTCAGGATTATTATGGATTCGCTCCGCAGGATGAGATTCACCTGTTGAATGTTGCGTCCTCGGCACCGCAGGCTAACCGTGCGTTTTTTGGCCCTATGCGGAAGGCTGTAACCAGGAAGGGCTGCTGGCTGGATTCGTATGCTGATCCTCTGGTCGGATCTATCAGGTACATGAATGGTATTGAGGCAATCAGCGGGCACTCTGACGCTGAGACTCAGGAAGGGCTGAACCTTATTCTCGCTGTGGCTGACGAGATAGATGCTTTTAAGCGGGAAGAGGAACTGGAGGCACATCGTTCCAGTGCGGCTCGTGAGTCTACAAAAAGTGCTGAAGCTATTTTGAAGATGATGAGAACTTCGACCCTTACCAGGTTCCCGCAGACTGGAAAGAATGTCAGGATTTCTTATCCCCGGTATAAAGGGTCAATGATTCAGCAGCTTGCCGCTGACGGGCGCAAGGAGCAGCAGCGCCGGGGTGCTGTCAGTCGGCATTACGTATCTGGTCCATTGCCTACCTGGGCGGTTAACCCGCTGCGCAGCCGTAGTGACTTTGATGCCGAGTACGAGGATGACCCGGTGCTGGCCAGGGCTAGGTATGAATGTGACCCGGCTGCCGCTATCAATCCTTATTTTTCTAACGAGGTAGCGATCGAGAGCTGCGTTGCAGTAGTGGAGCAGGAACCATTGCGGGTTAAGTATGAGCCTCAGCGTCACAGGGTTATTCATCCGGATGGAAATACTGCTGCAGTTCATTCCTGGACAACGGCTTATGATTTTTCCGCCCGGTTGGTGCCGAAGCGCGGGGCTGTCTATTCTATGCATGCTGACCTGGCTGTTAATAAGGACCGTGCAGGTATCTGCATGGCACATGTCCGTAGCTGGGATGAGCAGGAGGTTGTCGGCAAGGATGCTGCAGGCGGGGATGTGCCCATGCATGAGCGTCGCCCGTTTGTCGTGGTTGACTTCGTGATTGGCTATGCTGCTGACTTGGGAGCTGATCCGCCGCGGGAGATTCAGATCAGGTGGGCTCGGGAGCTGTGCCTGGAATTGAGGCGGCGCGGGTTTAATGTTCGCTGGTTCAGCTTTGATCAATTTCAGGCTGTTGATTCAATGCAGATTCTTGAGTCTGCTGGCATTGAGACTAAGCGTGTGTCTACTGACTTGTCGATTGAGCCGTATCGCGGCTTGCGTGACCTGTTTAATGAGGGGCGTATCGAGCTGCCGCTTAAGTATGACGTGGATCGTGATCCTCTTGTCTTGCGTGAGCTGTACGGGCTCAATAAGCTGACTAGCGGTCGATTGGATCATGCTGTTGGGGCCAGCAAAGATCAGGCCGATTCTCTTGCCTGTGCCGTGCAGGGGGCCGTTCAGATGGGCGGTCAGGAAGATGGCGGCATTGCCGTGCTGGGCGGTCAGAACTTCTATGCTGGCACGCCTGGGGAGAGCATAGAGCTGCCTATCGGGTTTGTGCCTCCCATGGCTGCGTCTTCATCAGGGTTCCGGCCTGATGAGGTGATGGTTAATCATGTTGATCTTAATCACTGGGAAGACAGCCTGTTTGGTGACACTGATGCTAGTGATGCTGAGGTGATGAGGTTTTACGGGCCTGGCAGTCTTGAGTAGCAACTGTCGTGTAGACTGATGTTGCACAGAGATTGATGTATCCGATAGAGAGTGCGATGACTGAGAGCGAAAGCTCTCCAGCTTGACGGAGGGAGGTGATGTTCGGATGACTTCCCATGTTTCTAAGGCTGAGATAGTAGATGTAGTAGCTTTGTCAAATAATGTGACATCTGCTCCTGCATTTAATCTTCCTTCACCCGGTGGTGGCTACGTAAGTAATTCTCCTCCTGGCGGGCTGGGGATTAGTACTCAGGGTTTTGGCAGTGAGGGCTACGTACTGGATTCTTCTGACGAAGGTCCTATGCCACGACCGCGGCCGGATGAGTTTAGCTTCGTAACTGGCGTACCTTTTTATATGCCTTTCGCCGTCCCTTACCGGGACAGTTATGAAATCTTTCGCGATGACCCTGTAACAATTCGTCAGCTTCAGTCAATGCGGCGGCAGGACGGCCAGGCTAGGGCTCTGTACCGGCTTATTACCATGCCGATCATTGCGGCTCTCAGGAGTGCTGTTATTGCACCGCCTGAGCAGTATGAGCCTATTGGCGGGACGGCCTCATCCGAGCAGGGACAAGACGATGATGCCAGTGAGGAGACAGAGTTTACTCATAATCTGTTTTTTCTCCCTGCTTCTGCTGGCGGGATGACGCATACCTTCTCTCATTTTATCAGGCGTATGCTGCTGGCTACCTTTGATGGTTTCAGTGGTTTTGAGATGGTCTACTGGGTACCGAAGACCGGACCCATGAAGAACAAGATCACTCTCCGGAAAATAGATTGGCGGCCTTCTGAGACCCTGACTTTTCTCCTTGACGGACAAGGGGAATTCAATGGTTTCCGCCAGCGTACGTACTTTCAGGGACGTACTATTGACGTTAAGATTCCCAAGGACCGGGCGTTTTATTTCAGTAATAGTGAGGAAGAAAGAGCGTTTTACGGGATATCGCTATTTGAGTCTGCTTTTTTTCACTGGGATAAGAAATCAAAAATTTATTTTATTACTCATTTGGCTGCGCAAAGAGCGGCAGTAGGCACCAGAATCGGTACTATGCCGCCTAATCCAGCGAAACAGGATAAGATCAATTTTGTTAATGCTCTGAAAGATCTCGGCATGACGCAGTATATTGTCGTGCCATCCCAGGACTGGACTGTTACCTCGCTGAATGAATCCCAGGGTGCCTCGTTCGATTATCTTGGCCTGATCAATCATCACAATAACCAGATGTCCAAGTCGGTGCTGGCTTCCTGGTTTGACGAGGATACGGGCAAGGGCAAGAGCGAGTCTACGCTGGTTGACTTCGGCACGCAGAATGATGAGACGTTCATGATGATGGAGACAGCTATCATGGATGATATAGCCGCGAAGATCAATAATCATATCATTCCTCGCTTCATTGACTGGAATTTCGGTACTGGCAGGTATCCTCAGTTCCGGTTCGGGACGCTGACTGAGGAGCAGCAGTCTGCGGTGCAGGACACGTTTGACAAGATAGCGACGGCTCCTCCGGGCACGATCAGCTCCGAGTTCATTATGCAACTGGAGAAGAAGATGTCTAAGATTCTCGGTCTGGAGATTGACTATGCTCCGATCGAGAGTGAGGCAGCTGAAGAGGATGCCTTGCAGAAGCAGGTCAGTCATGCGCAGATGAAGTTCCAGATCCAGAATCCTGGCGGGCCGCCTCCTGCTGCGTCTTCAGGGGCAGGGCAGAGTGCGGGCGGCAATGCCGGAAAGAGTGCCGGCTCGCAGAGTTCATCTTCTTCTGGTCAGTCCAAGTCATCGTCCGCGAAGATGAGTGCGGGAGATGCTGCCCTGGTTGGACTGGTCGGGGATGTGCTGGTTGACGTGCTGAAGGAGCGGGCTGGCGCTGAGCTTGATGATTGATCACGGCACGATGGCACAGCAATTGTACGAGGAGTATGCGGCAGACGCTGACTGGATGAATTTCTTGAATCAGCGGATGCCTGCCTGGGAGTTCCTGCCCGAGAAGATTCAGGATCACTGGGCTGCGGTGGCTCGCAAGGCAGCGGAGCTTCTGATTTGAGCAGCCTGCAAGAAGATATTGCCCTTAAGGTTGCTCCTTGGATCGAGCACTTGTCCGCGGCAGTCAGGGATAATCCATCTGGGGATATTTACGATATGCTTGCCCAGTCTGATACGGCACGTCTTCTTGAGGACGGGCTGACCGGGGCGCAGTCACTGGCGGAGGATAGCTTGGATGAGGTATGGCCTCCTGATTCATCAGCATACAGGGCTGGTCTGGCGGAAGATATAGATAAGGCTTATGCTACGGCGGCAGTGTCCTTGCGGCAGGCGGCCATTGAGGCGTTCAACTCGGTCGGTCCTGCCTGGTTTGTCCCTGGGGTTGATGCTCCTGGCAGTGACCCGTCGGCAGAGGCGGCGATTCGCAGGGCGGAGGAAGTGGAGCGGGTGACGGCTTCTGCAGCCTGGCAACTGGGGTCGCGCAATGAGATGACCGTGGCTGTGGCAGAGATTAGATATCGCGGGGAAGAGGTGCTTGCCCGTGCTGAGGCTGGTGACGGGCACTGGCTGAAGAAGTGGGTGTGCCGTAAGGGGCCTGATGGCAGGCAAGATGAGAAGGTGTGTGCTTGGTGCCGGGAGCTGGATGCCATGCCTGCTATTCCTGTCTGGCAGGAGTTCCCGTCAGGGAGCAGTGCCAGTGGCAGGTGTCCGCCTCGTGTTTACCGTAACTTGCGGTCACCTCCTCGTCATATTAGATGCAGATGTCATCTGATTCTGGTGAGGGCGGAGGATGGGTTTTCTGTTCCTGTGCTTGTTAGCCCGGCAGACCAGACTCTTTTCATCTCAGCGCAGGATGTGCGTAACATGCCTGCAGGCAGGTATCATGCTCACAGGGCTTTTCATCGTGCGGCGCTTTTTGAGCTGGGCAAGGTTATTGCCAGGAACCGGCAGGCGAGGAGAAAATGAGCGAGAAGTTTCTGAGGCGGGAGGTTGCTTTGCGCTGTGTTGAGTGGGTGATCAGGCCGCCAGATCCTGAGGCTGAAGGCGATGAGTATGACCGGTATGAGACTGACCGTCTTGAGGCAATGAATCTTATCAGGGAAGAGTGCGGGACGTATAATCCCGTGGATCTCAGGGTTATCGAGCAGGAAGATGAGACCATCATTCGTTATGAGGTCCGGAGAGTAGTCCTGAAGTGATATCTTCAGTATATGTTAGTGGTGGTATTGTGCTTTTTCATGCCGACTGCCGGGAAGTGCTGCGCAATCTGGCGGATGATAGCGTTGATTCTGTGGTCACCGACCCGCCGTATGACTTGACTTCAGGCGGTACGGGCGGATTCATGGGACAGAAGTGGGATGGTACTGGCGTGGCGTTCGATCCGGCTACCTGGAAGGAATGCTTGCGTGTTCTCAAGCCAGGTGGGCATCTTGTTTCGTTTGGCGGGACAAGGACATATCACCGTATGGCTTGTGCTATTGAAGATGCCGGGTTTGAGATAAGAGACTCGCTGCACTGGCTATACGGTTCCGGATTTCCTAAGGACCTTGATCTAGGAAAAGCTACCGATGAGGCTAAGCAGTGGGACGGATGGCATGGAGCCCTTAAGCCAGCTCATGAGCCAATTATCCTTGCCAGGAAGCCACTGTCAGAGAAGACTGTCGCCGCCAACGTCCTGAAGCATGGTACCGGGGGGATTAACGTGGATGCTTGCCGGGTTAGCGGCGTGCCATGGCAGGCGCATCGTGCTACCGGACTGGCTTCGGTGAAATTTTTTACTGATGGTGACGCGCCTGTTATTGACAAGATTCCGCACGAAGCCGGCCGCTGGCCGCCAAATGCGCTATTTTCACACAGCGCCACTTGTGTTCCGGTCGGCGAGAAGCAGGTCCGCAACCTCAGCGGCAGTACCAGGGCGGATGTGCCCAGTGCGGTGACTGATGCCGTATACGGGGAGCGGGAGCGGGTTGCTTGGCAGGCGCACGGAGAGAACGGAATGGAAACGGTGCAGGCATGGGACTGTTCAGCCTCGCCAGACTGTCCCGTGGCTGAAATGGACCGGCAGAGCGGGGTGAGCAAAAGTCGTCGTAGTGCTGGTCGCCAGACGCCTAAGCAGGGAACCTCCTCTTATGGTGACTACGCTGGAACCACGAACGAGGCTGGTCATGACGATTCCGGTGGCGCGTCCCGGTTCTTTCCGCAATTCGAATGGTCTCTTGAGTATGATTTCCCATACTTGTACTGCGCTAAGGCTCCGAGGAAGGAACGGCCGGCGGCAGAAGGCTACCAGAAACATCCGACCACGAAGCCATTGGCTCTCATGCGTTGGCTGGTAAAATTGGTGACTCCTCCTGGCGGTGTAATTCTGGATCCGTTTTGCGGAACGGGAACTACTCTTCAGGCAGCTGGTGCGGAGGGTTTCCGGTCGATCGGTTGTGATTCTTGGGAAGATGCCATCGCTCAGGCATGCGCTAGGCTGGACATCGAGGTGAATCATGCAGGAGACTCAGACCCTGAGGTATAGAGGTGTTATGCGTTTTGCATACTCTGTGGCTCTTCTGCATTTGATGGAGTATGCCCGTTATAGCAAGGATCATTTTGAGTTCGGGCCGATGGACCTGGATGCCCTGGAGGATCAGGGCCTGGTTGTCAGCGGAGATGTTTCCGGGGCAGTTAAGGTTCTGGAGGGCATACCAGGGCTGTACTTGACAGATGAGTAGGTTCCTGCATCAGCCTGGACAGTTCCGATAAAACTTGTATGAATGCTCGGTACATCGTTCCTTCCCCAGTTGGCAGTGCTACCTGGGCTGAGATGGACATGGTGCCTGTAGAGCTGGCCAGGTCAACTCAGGGCAGGCTCTTTGAAAAGCATATTCTCAATAAGGGAGTACTGCTTCATCCGAAGACTGGCGAGAAGATCGATGTCGATGATAAGTTCATCGATACCATGATCAGGAATTTTGATGCTGGTGACGTGGCTGATATCGTTCAGGTGCCGCTAGCTACGGATAAGAATGAGCACAGTGAGGATCCGTCCCGTAATGTCGGGGAGGTTGTGGGACTCCGGAAGCGCGGGGGCAGAGTTTACGCAGTTATCGATGTGCGTGATCCGGATGCGGCCGGGAAGATGGGCAAGACTCTTCTTGGTGCCTCGGCTTTTCTGTCTACTAATTACACCAGGTCTTCTGACGGGACGAAGGTCGGGCCCGCTCTCCTGCACTGTGCCGTAACGAATAGGCCGTATGTGACAGGGCTGGAATCGTATAAGGAAGTTGCCTCGCTTACTGCTGACTCCGATAATGATACGGAGATAGCGGTGCTTACCCATCAGGAGGAGACCACCGTGGATTTGACTAAGGATGAGCTGCTTGCCGAGCTGAAGGCGAAGCACGGCATTGATGTTGAGGCGCTGCAAGTGCAGGCATCGGCACCGCAGCCGGAGCCGGTATCACAGGGAATGGATGTCAGTGACCTGACGGCGGCTCTCACTGCTGCGCTTCAGGCTACTCCTGCGGGGGCGCAGCTTGCGGCAGGTAGTGGTGATTCGGTCTCTCTGGACGATGTTGTCGGTTCTGTCGTAGAGCTGAGCCGGCAGAACACTGTCCTGGCGGCGGGATATGAGAGTCTGCGTTCCGAGCGTGCGGCTGAGACGGTGGACAGGTTGATCGGTGATGGTTATATCATCCCGAAGCAGCGCAGTTTCGCTATCAAGCTCAAGCTTACCAGCGAAGAGGATTTTAGCGAGTTCGTGCCGGCTGAGCCGATTGTGCCGGTGAATCAGCAGACTGGTCTTACCGCCCCGCGTGATGAGCGTGAGCAGGTTCAGCAGCAGGAGGAAGTTCTCCGGCTGACTGATGCTTACAAGGAGTATTTCGACCCGCATGTCACGCCGAACGGGTCACGGCGCAAGTAAGTGTTCGAGGGCACAGAGGCTAGCAGCCGCCCGTAAATTCTGAGGGAGAGTGGCCAGAGATGCCGCAGGACAGTTACCAGTTTGATCCGGTGCCGGGCTATACAAAGCCGACGCATCAGTTCGGCCGGTCGTTCGGTGATGAGTTCCATGCTCCATCAGACGATGAGCTGCTTGCCAGTTATGCTGCGTTTACTCAGCGCGGGGTCACGCTGGCTGGCGGGCAGGGCGTGCTGCCGACTGGCGGGGTGCTGGCACAGCATACTGCTTCGAAGAGGTACTTTATCAGTGACCAGACTGCTACTGATGGCAGGCAGAATGTGCTTGGCCTGCTGCGTGATGCTAGGGACACGGGAGGGGCAGGCTCATCTGGCCTGACTGGTTACACTTTCACCGGTCATACGCCTGTGTTCCCGGCTTCCCCGTCAGGCAAGGTTGCAGCTGACTGTCTTGGCAACCTGGTTTACCGCGGGATCGTGAACCTTTCGCTGGTCTCTG